ATTTAGTTCTTCTTTACTACCGTCTCTTTTTGCAATTAGAATAGGCTTGGACATCTACTATATTTCCTGTCGTGTTATTATGAGTTTTGTTTCTAGAATGTATATATTATGTATTATATAGCATTGTACTTATCTTGTCAAGAGCCAAGTTTATCTACAGCTATAATATGACTGGAAAATTTAGTAGAATTGTTTTCGCAATAATCTAAGGTAACTATAGAATCCTGCAGGAAATTATAGACACGCTCGTTATAAACAAACACTAAACCATCGGCTCCAGTTATGTGATTACTTATCACATCAAATCTGCATTCAGAGGGTTTAATGAGTTGAAGATTAAGCAGAGTACTAGCAATGACCAATGTTAACCCAGATTGACAAAAGTGTCCCTCACTTACAATCTCAAATGGATCGGGCCAATTTTCTGGGGTATAGTAATCAAGTATTCGGCGGTCAATTTTAATTTTGGAGAACGCATCTATTACATCATCTGCTGTTCCGTTAGCAGGAAATTCTTGGCGGAACTTTCTCCAAGCTGCCAATCGCTCAGAGTTACTCTGTGTCTTTGTGAACATATTATTTCCTAATTATAATGAACTCCAACGTTTAACAATATATTTCATTGCTAGTTCGCGGCCCACTGAATTGGTTACATTAAAAATGATATTGGTTCCAACTAGTGATGCAGTAAATGTTACATTGCCGGAAAGACCTGTATCAATCATTTCACTAGCCACATCTTGGAATAGCACTGCACCGCTTCCGCCATTAAATTCAGTTCTACCGGAAACAAACATTGTACCAATTCGCTGATAGTTTTCACCCGTAACTATTACAGAGCTTGCTTCAGTAATACTATAATCAATTTGATACGTATCGTATACATCAACGCTTTGTGTTAAGCTGCTAATGTTGCCGCCTCCGGAAGGGATACTTGCCGAATTCAATTCTGCGTATGATACAGTTCTATCACCTAATGCAACACTAGAACGAGTCTGTAATTCAATATTTGTTTTTAGATTTACTAGACCTTTGATATTTTCATTATCTGGATCTGGTCGCTCAAAGAAAATTGTGTTTACAAGTTTGTTGAAGTCTCGTGCTTCTTCTCTGCTAGAAAAATCAATTTCGTCATAGGTGTTATTTATTGCTGCTTGATACTGGCCTACAGATCTTGTTAGGGTTGAGTTAGTAGCGTACTTAACACCTACACCAGCAGTAGAGAATAAATCAACTAAATCGCTTTCCAAACAACTGTTCATCCATTTTTCTAATTTAGCTTTAACTGTGTCGTCTCTAGTATATTCACTGGCAGTTAAGGAAAGCTCACTGAGAGTAGGTTGATTGTAATCTTCGTGTAGTCGGAAGTCTAACCCTACACTAGTATATTCAGGTTTGTGAGTAATATAAATTTTATTTTCGCTATCAGGAATAATACCTAAGAACGGCCAATCATCTAAGTCATTTACAGTCGATGAAATTTCAGCTAGTGTTGTATTACTGCTTAGATCAATGCTTCTAACAGGAGTCACATCAACTGTGCTAGGACTTAGATTAGGCGAAAGCAAACCGGTTATATTTCCTGTTGCCGGAGCAGTTGGATCTATAAAGAAAGTGTTTTGAGTAACAGGTGACAGCACACTGAATGTAGCATTAGCAATTGCTGAAGTATTAGAAGATGTAACATTTGCTTGGTCAACACTACTATATCCGTGTAGTGAGCTAAAAACTTGAACCCTAGTGTTACCAGTAACATCGTTGCCGTAGTTAATATATTGGACATTTGCGTTTGATAAAAATGGTGAGGCGCCTGTATTAAAAGTAATTACACCTGTTGCGGGGTCATTTGCTACTACAACTACTTTACCTGATAGTCCACTAGTATTACTACCATCAACAATTAAAATATTTGCACTTTGACTCACGCCAGCGACATTACCAGTAAGAGTAACAGTAGTATTGGCTCCTGTTCCTGCGGCATTAGCTGTAACTGATCTTGCTATGCTGAACGCATTTGAAGGCATTGCTACAGTTACGCTAGGTGTTACATTACTAAATTGTGAGATTTGAAACACCTTACCATTTAGATATCCTACTGTATTGTCAACATAGATATAATTGTAAGGACCAGCTACATTATATGTAGGTACAGTTCCAACTGTGAATACAATGTTAGCAGTGTTGGGTGTAACGTTAGAGCTCGCACTCCAGTCACTTCTGCTTAATAATAAATTACCTAATGAGAGACTGGTTGGTGAATCTATTTCTCCGCTGTCAGCATTTACAGCAATATGTTTATTTTGTAAACCAATAAAGCCTGTGCCGGTTGTAGAGCTTACTGTGATTAATTCTCTAGGAATTTGTCTATATGGAGGAATACTGTATGCAGTATAAAAACTTGGGAAAGCTTTGGGACCAACATTATATAAAGAAATGTTTCCGTTCAACGCAGTATTACTTTGTACAGTAATACCTTCGATAGCTTGAATAATTGCTGTATTGCTGTAGTAGCATATTGTAACTTCTTCAGAAGCAAGCGGTGCTGATCTAAATGTTACAATATGAGTATTTGCAGCTGATGTGTTGGCTGCAAAACTATATTCATACGCTGCTGCGGGCGTGGTATTGCTGCTATCGCCGGCAATCACTACTCCGTTCTTATTAACAATTAAGTCCGCAGCTTTGAACGGTAAATTTGTTTCAGCATTTACAAGATTGTTAGGAACAAAGGTTAGTGTATTTGCTGTTGTTACGCTAACATTATTTGAAAGGGTAACAGTATTACCCGAAATTGCTTCTACAGTAATAAAGGTGTTAACTGCTGAACCAGTGACAATATCTCCTACTGTAATAAACACATTAGGTGATGCTGAAAGCGTAATTACGTTTGATGTGATATTTGCGTTAGGTACAGCAGTTGTACTTATTAGTGTATTTGAAGGGAATATCTTTAGGTTTGAACTTGACGTAGTGTTTGCGCTAGGTAGATAACTTACTATTTTAGTAATGCCATCAAAAAAGCCTTTTCCGTACTTTTTAAATGGAACAGTAAAAGCAACAATGTTATTGTTAGCAATACTAGAAGTAAAATCCTTAGCACCGACTGTAGTTTCAAAAATACTTTGTGTATTATAACCACCACTGATTGCGTCACTAGGATCAGCACCAATAAACACCTGACGGGTGTCATAAGCGAATCCAAGTTCACCTGGACGTAAAGGTTGCGGAAGGTCTTGCTTTAGACCCCTACGATTTTGAATACGGGAAATAATTACTTTGTTGTTATCTTCAGCCACTGTTAAGTCTCCTAACGCTTAACAGTATTTATCACTTTGTGTTCAGCGACTGTAGTACTGTGCTACTCTGTCAGCCCATAGACTGCAATAGTGATCAAATTCATCGCCCTTAATAATATAGTCACCAAATTTAGCTTCTCTGTCCACCATTAAGATACTTACTTTGCGAATGTTTGTGCCAAACATTTCGTTATGTGCCAGTGCATACGCACAGCCCTGCAAAAAGTAATCTTCAATCCACTCACGTTTTTTCAGCTTCTTAGCTGTCTTAAAGTCAATGACACTGTCTTCGCCTTCGTAGATACCAATCGCATCAGCAGTACCAGCATACAGGCCTCGAGCGATGAGACCTACTTCTGTACCCCATAGTTCGTTAACTTTGCCTAGGCCTTGATTAATCATCACTCGACTCATGCTGCCGGCTAATACACTAACCAGGTTAGTGCCAAAGTTGTCCCATTCTTCCCCTAGGATATATTTTTCTAACGCATTGTGTACTTTAGTACCTAGCCCGGCGGCTTGTTGACTCTGGCGATTGGCTTCATCTTCGCCAATGCGTTTCTTCCATGCAATGAGATGAGTCTTGTCAGCAGTGCTGTCAAGTATAGTGGTTACACTGGGTACTGGTGCGTCGTCATCGCCTACATACTGTCGACCAGCGGGCGTTTGTAATCTTTTTAGTTGTGGGTAATTATATTTGTTTATAAGCATCGTTTAATATAACATATATAAATCGTTATGTCAATGATTTTCTAAGAGTTCTATAAGTTTATATGCTAGTTTTCTATGACCTATTATGTTTGGGTGAAAGTCGTTTGGTTTAATCCAATCATATAACTCGTTAGACTCTTTGCTGTCGGATTCAACGTTGCCACATGTATCTTCTATAAATTTAATGTTAAACGTTTCTTCTACTAATGTTGTTTTAGTTAGTAATGATTTTTTAAATAGGACTAAATCGTCAAGCACGTCAGGTATAAGTAAATCACAAAAAATAGGAATCACAACGCAATCTATTTTAAACATAGCACATATTGCATAGAAAGAATTAATGCATATTATAGAATCATATACAAATATATCATGCGGTGTTTTTGGGTTGTGTTGAGAATAATGAAAATCTCTGTCTAATGTAAAACTTTTACCAAAGCCGCGAACCTGTGCTGTAGTACATAAAAACGCGGTGTATTTTATATTAGGATTATACGATGTGTTGCAGAATTTTATTAGCTGGTTGAGAGAAAACTCAATTGATGCGCCTCTGCGAGCAAAATTTATATATTTCTTATTTCTATGAGAGGAAACATGATGGGGGAAGGCCTTTAAGGGATTGTCTTCGCCAATCGTTACATTAGGAAAAATAGTTTTATCGAATGAATTGGTTTTTTCGCCTAGCTCAAACCCAATTGGCCAACTATCGCCAAACCATAAATCCATAAATTAACTTTGATTATTTAACAAAAGGTAAAAATGCTTTTACCTTATCAATATACTTCTGCAAATACTTAGTTTGAAAGTTTTTTGCAAATTGTGGTTGCGGGAAGTTCCAGCCAATAAATGCGCCAACCCCAATCCAAAATAATGTTTCTAACATACTAATACTCCTGTGGTTACCAGCTGATGTTCCACTGTATTGTGGTATTGGTTGTAGGATTTGTTGTAATATTTACCCCGTATCCCAAGTCAACAAAATAGTTCTTTACATAATTAATCTGATCTAATTTTGTAGGATCGCTAGTAACACCATTATAAACAAAATAGTATGCATTGCTAGCTGTCATAGTAGTTCCGGTAGACACATTAGCATAAAGCACACCGGCATCTATATTACTAAGTACAACATTCTCAATACTTCGAACTTCAGCATGAATAACACTGTTATTACGTGTGTTCAATCTAGCTTGAGTTGCGTTAACAAAAATATTTGCCATTACAGATCCGCCTTAATATCTTGCATGGCTTGATCGCCAGCCATAGCACCTACATCACGTGTCTGTTCTGCGTCTGTATTCATGTCCGCAGGAAGTTCACCTTTTGGAACAATCTTCTCTGCATCTACGCTACTAGCAAATCCGCTTTGATCAACAGCTTGAATGATTTCATCTGTTGACGTGACATAACCCTGCTTTGCTAATAAACTTTTAAATTTTTCGGTATTAATTTCTTTGATGCCTTTAGACATATAGCGAGACATAAGGTCTTGCACAGCAACAATTAAATCGCTGTAGTATCCTTCTCTAAGAACGATATCGCGAATTAACATCTTATACTTCTGCTCTACCTAACGGCTCGTCCTCTGGGCCTGCTGCTGCTGGTTCGTTAATGTCCATAGCAGGCTCTTCTTCTGGCATATCTGGTTCAGCTAATCCGCCGGTGCCTAATTCACCAGTGTCGCCTAGGCCGCCAACCATTTCTTCGCCAGTCATTGACCCAACTGCACTGTCAAGTCCTGCCTTAACACCCTTAGTTGCTTCTAAGTGGGTGGATAGTAAACTGTTTACACTATCAACAAAACTCTGTGCTGCTTGTGCGCCCATTTCGCCGCGCATCTTGTCAGCGATTGCAGGAACGTCTTCGTTCATCATGCGACCAATGCGTTCAATCTGATCTTGTACATCATCAGCTAGTGCGCGAACTGCCATTACAACTTCTGCTTGCTCAACGTCAACTTCTTCGTTGATAATATCGTTGAGGATATCATCGAACATGCTTTCTTTAGTTGCTTTCTTTTCATCTGAAGTATCGCCAGTTACTTTGAAAGTTTTGCCGCCTACTTCAAACTCTTTTTCGCCTGCTGCAATTGCTTTGCGTCTTGCGTCAACAAATGAGTTTGCTTCGCCAATCTTACGACCAAACATTTGAATGCCAGCTAGTAATGCAGCTTCGTCTAGGCCGTTTAAAAAGCCTACTACTGCGTCGCGACTCTTGCCGCTGACCTTAGCAAAACTATTCAACTTTTCTTCAATTGCGTCATAGCTTGATGCAGTAACCAAGTCTACGCCTGCTTCTTTAGCAAGAACACGTAGAACCTGCTCTGCTACGTTCCTTGAACTTAACTCATTGTGGGAAGGCATACCGGTAATAGTGTTGCCGATAGTAGCACCCATTGCGCCGCCTGCTAGATCTTCTCCCATGTTATACTGCTCCATATATTCTTTAGCTGCGGTAATAACAATAGGCATTACATATTCATCATCATATGCAAAACGATCGTCCATTCTATAACGGTTCATGCATTCGCTGCTAGCTTCGTCCATTGTATAGCCGCTGTCCATTAAGTTATGAACTGTTTCCCTAATCATCTCGCACATAGCTTCGTGTACAGGAGACTTAGCATACATACCTTCTTCAAGCATAGTTTCTACAACATCCTTGATGCCTAAGAACTTAGCATAGTCTGGATCTAACTGAAACTTTCTATTAGTGCCGCGAAGTTTGATTAGTGCCATATTGGTATTTTCAAGCACTTTTTTCAACTTCTTTTTAGAAGGGAAATTAGTCTTTACTGTGATACCAAACTGTTCCTGTAGCACCTTGTTGATCTTGGCTACCTTAGTGGCTGGGCTTGTGTTGAATTCTTTTAAAAACATAGTTGTTCTCGCTAACGGTTAAGTAATTACAGTTATTTATCACTTTTTAGATTTTTAATTAACAACTTTTACGAATGTATGATGCTGCTTGTTTTAGATACTCAATTGAGATATCTAATCTAGTTATGGTAACTGCTCGTTTAAAGCTATCTTTAGTGTTTCGAATAGTATTTTTATAAAATTCGCAGTCATAGTAATGCTTTGCGTATGCATCAACATGCTGCTGCATAGAGTTAAACGGTGCATTAGATTTATTTTTATTAAAAGAATCACATACAAATGTTGCTAATGATTTACTAGGAATATTAACTAGCACAGGGCTTCTGCTATAGTAATTAAGTATATCAAATGCACCATCTTTTGCAAGAACCACAAACACAGGAGTTCGTGCCACATTGTTGGCAACCTCTGTCAGAGTTGCAGCTAGTTTCACTTTTTTAGCATAATTGAGGTTCATACTACTATTTACTTGATACTAAGATCAGTACTTTCTTTTTTTGGAGTACGCTTCCTTTTAGTCTTGTAGATGCTGGGATTTGGGCGTTTAATTACAGCACCCAACGGCTGAATTACTGCGGCTATACCGCCTGATGTAGTTTCATTAATAATTTCACTTATTCTCATGTTGTTTCTCACACAATAAATTACTTGCTTTATCTTCCCAAATATTAGGTAATACCCCGTGTACTAATAGAACTCCTGCTATCTTCCATGCCCTCAACAAGTGTTCAAAATATCCATAACCTGTATTATTTAGATGCGCCATGTTTATACCTTTATCTTATAGGTTCTAGTTCAAAAATATTTTTAATAGCACCCTCAGGATAGAATCCGTCATGTTCTAAATATGCCCAAGAAATAAGAGAATATCTTGCTCCAGCAGTAACAGGTGTTACTTCATGACAGCAGGTTGCGTCCATTACAACTAAATGTCCAGCAGGGGCGCTCACATCTATGTAATCTATTTGAGCAGTTTCTTCATTTTTTGCTATCCGCAATCTTCCGCCGTCAAACTCATCATTTAAGATGACTGAAACAATATACAATCTCGGATGCTTATGCCAAAGTGCCTTAGGCACTTCGTGTGATTGCCAATACCATTCTGTAAACATTCTGCCTATTTGCGTATTATCAACATGCGGAGCACAGTAATTTCCGGTTTCGTATTTTGAAAGAAAAACTTCGTATGTTTTAATTTTATTTTCAAAGTTTTCTAAATCTAATGATTCATAATTTAAATCAGGTTGATTTTTAAACCAGTTTCGCTGGAAATTAAATAACGCTCTATCTGTTAACCCTAAATTGTCACAAATGTCTTGGTGTGCATCTTTCAATTTATTAGCAAACAACCCATAAGGTTCTTCAGTGTCTATCATCGATAGTACATTTTGTTTCCTGTTTAGAATTCTACCATCTCTAGTCTTATAGTCGCTGGCAATTCTTTCTGGTTGCTGAGCATCGTAGTAGTCAATAAGATACTTGCATTCTTCTTTGGTTAAAAATGGTCGTGTGTAGTATTGTTTCATGTGTGTCCTTAGTTTTTACTCGATTTCATATTAGCACACCAGTGATACATTTTACCTTTCTCACCACTGTACTTTTTAGCCTTTGCTCGCAAATCTGTAACCGAACCTGCACAACTAGCACCGGCACGTTTTACACGACCAGGACGGCTCTTGCCTTTTACTTTACCGTCGGCAAAGTTTTCAAAAGTGGGGTTCCAAGCATCTGGATTCTTGTATGGCTCAGGATTATCAAAAACTGCATATATGATAGGGTAGTCTTCATCACCTGTAAAGCCGACCTTGAGGGGCTTCTTGCCTCCTTCTCGTCTCACAAAATCCTTAATTACTTCTTTGTAAACATCATCGTAGCTTGCCAAGTAGCGTGGATTGTTTGCTGGTAAATTGCAACGTCTATTTGCATCATCTTGACAATCGTCTGTGAACCCTTCAAAGTGTACATGGTAAGGACCAATTTGTTCTACGCCGACATCATCTGGATTTAGTGACTGTACAAAGTCTTCAATTTGTTCTTCGTAGTCTACATCGCTATCTTCTGTTACTTCTTCGCCTACTGGAATTACCTCTAGTACTTTAACTTGACTAGGGTCAAGGATAACATAACTAATGTTGCCTTTATCCTCGTAGCGATTCTTATAAACAAAGCCGTCATAGCCCAGTTCTTTTACTTTTGCTAACAGTGCTGCTCGTAACTGGGCAGGGTCGTCTAAAGTAGTAATCGCTGCCATGTCTTCTTGAGATAATTTTTTCTTGTCCCGCAATTCAAATGCATATACACGATCATAGTGTATACCTGGAAAGTCTTTAATAGTAAATGGATTGCGAATATCCAACTGAACTTTGTAGATTTTACCGTTTGCGTTCTTCTTGTAGTCCATACGGTCTCTAGCAGCCTTTTCGGTGCCAAAGTGAGTTAGCGGACGAAACTGACTGATATCGTCAGTTGTGCCATGATAGGCAATAATAGGGGCGCCAACTACTTCCGTTATTTTCATTGCTTGGTTAACTCAATAGTAATATAAGGATTGCCGTCTCCGCCTGTTACAGTGCGCTCACCGGAAATTTCAAATCCTGACATAGTCTTTGCTGCACGGCGTGCAAGGGTTCTATATAGTTTTACTCTACTCTCATCATCTGCTTTACTAGCGATAATAATACCTGTTGGATCTTGATCAGCTACTTCTTGCTGTAGGATGTTTGCAACAGTGCTAAACACACGAACAGCATCACCTGTGCCTGTTACGCCCGAGTTGGGCTGTCCAGTTTTCATGTTAGTTAAATCAAAGTGTATTTCTAATTTATTAGCATCGTCTTTTCTGCGATTGAACACTTGTACTCTGTATAACTGTCCAGCATCTGTTTGAAAGCGGTATGCACGTTTATCAGGTGTCTTTACGTTTTGCGAGTAGCTATATGGTTTATCAGCTAATTCGTCAATTTGAACTGACTCAGTGGGTCTTCTAATCTGTACTGACATTATTTTTGATTTAATATATGATAATACATCTAGAAAATATTTTTTAACACTAGCTACATTATCAAATATCCCCATAAAAGCCGACATTGTTAGTGCAGCACTACTGACCTGCTTTACAATATCAGCCATTAATCCTAGAAGTTCATTTTTAGCAACGTCAGTAAGTTTAGATAGTTGTGTTGACACATATTTCAGCACCCCGTATACCCCAAGTCTTCCTAAAAATCCTTTAATGCCATCAACTCGAACTACGGGTAAAATATTCTGTTGAATAAATTTAACCATAGGTGCTACAGCAACATTGGCACTGCTGATCATTTGTTTAACAATCATATTAATTTGTTTGCCTAGCTGTGCATTAACAATCGCTGTTTGCTGCGGATCGGTTAACACATCTTTGATCACAATACCCGCTTGCTTTAAATCTACAATGTTTGTTTTTATGTCCGCAACAGTTTGGGTATAAGCGTTTCCTAAATAGTCTTTGGCGCTGTCTAAAAACCCTTCAACTAATTGTTCTTCTGTTAGAATAGTTTCACCAATCTTGCTTGTATGGATTTTAGGTTGTTGTGAATCAAATACTTTGTCTAATACTTTGCCTGCTTTAGCTTTTACTTTAGTTGATGTTGGAATTTTAGCACCATCCCTTGTAAGATAATATGTCGTGAATCCACCGTTGCTGAATGCATCAGCAAATTTATAGTTAGGTAATTCTTTATCTGCTTGAGAGGCAAGCATCTTGTAAAGTCTTACTCTGCTTGGTTCACTATTATTAGCACTGAATGATACTGCCTCTGGCTGAGCTTTTCTGACATAATCTTTTACAATTTTAATAACTGTACCAAATATTTTTCGACTGTCACCAGTACCGGTGAGACCAATCTTATGTTCGTCACCTTGACCTCTTGCAGCAAACGCAACCCTAACATCACCTGCAAAGACGCTATCAAATTCAACCTTATACTCTTGACCATCTTCTGTATCAAAGTAAAAAGCATTACCGGGATTTCGCTTACTATTTTTATATGGATATGAACTATCCAGTGCTTCAGCTACTTTTTTTTTCGAGAAGTACTGATCTAGTGTTGCTTTAACATCTTCAATGTTACCTGCATGACCTTTGTACTGTACACCAATGCCGCCTTTGTCTTTCCAACTGTTTAAATATTTTGGATAGTCATCAATAAGAATATTCGGAGTACCGTCGGGCTGTGTAGCAAACTGTGCTTTATCACTCTGGAAGTACATGTCTTTAGGTTGAATCTTTAGTTTATCACGAATCCATGCTGCTTTATATTTTGCACTACCTTCTCTGTCATACTTTAAAGGTGAGCTGAGAATATACCAATCTCCTTTTGTAGCAGCATTAACCATTGCAATAAGTTGATCGGTTTGTTCGTACTTAGGTAACCTGTAAAAGAAGTCTGTACCTTTAAAAGATGCCATTGTATCTTCAATGTCTTGTAACGCCATATCACGTGGTTCTTCGTGTCCTGTTACTCTAGTAACACCGGCGTAAAAGTTTGCAAGCACCCCGTCCATGTCTACATAAACTTTTGGCTTGCTCTGTACATCTTCTTGTGCTATACTTTTTTGTACTGATGCTTTACTGATCCAGTCACGGGCTTGTGCTGTAACTGGGGCATCAATAAACTTTTCCACACGTTTCAGTGGTTCGTTAAAATTAGCGTTGTCATCATTGTTAACTTCAACATAGTTAGGGGCAAATACGTTAGACAACGTATCTTTGTTAGTTTGTACTTGCTTATGAGATTGTGTAACAATATCTGTAGGAACTTTTCTATCACGTAACAAGTTACGCTGTAGTGCTGTACGCAGGCTAGTGTTCACAAACACCATCATAGTCTGATAACCAATCGCTTCTAGCTCTGCTTTTAGTTTAGCCATCTTGTTAGGGTCTTTAGCAGTGCCATCAATGATAATGCCTAGGCGACCATCTAAATATATATCTTGCCTTTTATTAGTAAGATCTTTGGCACGTTGTCGGGCAACATCACGATCAGGTTGTTCTTCGGGCGGCATCTCAAAACTTAATTTGCGCTTACGCATTAGGTATTCAAAAGCATCATCGCTGTTAACTACTTTTAAACCGCGGGCTTGCAACCCTAACTGCTGCGCTACATAGCCTTTACCGCTACCAGGGCCGCCAGCTAAGAAAATAGCTTTAAAAATTCCGGGGTCGTTAGGACCTTCTTGTAAGTCTATAAATCTCATTATACTAACCTTGCGTTAACAACTTCCCAATCGATGATGCGCCAAATATTATCTAAATACTTGCCTTTATCATGCTGGTAGTCTAGTACCCAAGCATGTTCCCACCAATCAACTAGTAGTGCTATATCGTTTTTAATTTCGTGATTAACAATAGTTTTGATTTCGCCTTTTTTACTTAGGTAAACCCAACCGCTGCCTTGTACGCCCATTGCAACTTCTTTGAACTTATCTTTGAAGTTTTCAAAACTCTCAAAGTGTGCCATGATCAAACTTGATGAAATACCATGAGGTCTACTACCGCTTACTGGTTTCTTAAACTGAGGAAATAATACATTATGTAAAAATGCGCCTGCTTCATTAAAATCAGGGTCGCCTTCACTGGCATTATATTTTTCCACATAACCTTTGTGCAGTTTGTTATAATGATACTTCAACGCATCTTCACTGAGCACAGGTTCTAAGTCGTCAAGCTCGTAGGATAGTTGTTCGCGAACTAGCCACGGTCTGTTACCGATACTTAGTATTGAAGCTGGCTTTGAACCTTCATGTAAATCAGTAAATTTCATATTAACCTGCTTTTGCTTTATTAAGAGTTAACTGTGCCCACTGCTCGCGGCCGGCACCTGCTTGTGTTGGCACAATACTGATACTGGTTGCATTGGCGTGACCGCTGTTTCTAAACGCAATTAAATCTTCAGCGTTACGAATCATTGCTGTTTTACGATTTGGTACATGAATCAGCAGTAGAGCATCAAAGTCGTCGCGGTCCTTATACCATGCAAAGTTTTGTATTAAGTATTCAGTTTCGATTTCATCAAAGTTCGTACTGGTTGCAAATTTGTCCACTACAGGTGCAGCAAACTTTTCAAGATCCATTGTTAATAGCTCACTCATAAGTGCTTTACGAACTTTAACATTTTCTGGGTTATTTGTTGGTAGGTCTGTGTTCAATGCGTCAATGAACGGACGAATACTAATACTTCCGCCGCTGCCCGCATTTAATCTAGCTAACACAGTTGGAAGATATTGTGCATATTTTTCAATCGCTGCACGTTTTGCTTTTTGTGAGCCGCCGCCGTAACCAATACGTCCGCCAGCACTGCTTAATGCTGCTTTAAGTTCTGTCTTGCCAATACCGTTGATCTGTAAGTCGCCTTCGCCTTCGGCTAATTTAATTTGATTGCTTAAACATGCTAGTGCATATTCGCCCGGGCCTTTTTGCTTCTTACCTACACCGTAGTTAGCTAGGGTAATAAATGCTGCTATAGCAGCATCATCGCCAAAAACTTTTTCAAAAGTATTTAGAGGTTTAGACAGCTCTGCAATATTAACTACGCCGCCTGCTTGTTCGAGTCTATCTAAAAACCTTTTCATTGAACCATAATCTTGTTCTAAGCTCGAAATAATTCTAGTCATATCTCTTCGAACATTAGCTTTTTCAGCTTCGGGCAAATTTTCATCTACTAGTGGTTTAGTAAACGCAACATCAATATTAGAAGAAATTTGACCGCTGTTTAGAATCTTATAAATTCGATCTAGTATAGAAGCTTGTTCCTTATCTGCCGCATCTAAACCACTAACTGTTTTAATAATAGTTTGCTTTTCTTTGCCTAAGTCATCATATTCGTTAATTACGCTTTCGCTAACATTAACTTGCTTTTGTACATCCGGGTGTAGCACATTTCCGATGAAGCCTTTTACTACCGGGCGTAGGTCAATATCATCGCCTGCTATTGCACGTTGTTTGCGGAATTCGTTAACCATTCTTGGATCTGGTATAGCAAAGAATGCTTCCATTTGAGCACCTAGGTCGCTGGCTAGAAGTGGCTTAGACATAATTTTGTTTAGGATTCTAACTTTACGATTATCGGGTACAGCACTTTCTGCCACACTTTCTTTTTTGCTATTGCCCCAGTTCTTTGCGCCTTTTTTACGGCACTGAACCAGTGCGCCCGATGCATATGCACTAGGCCATACTTTATATCGACTCTTAACTTTGTGATAGCAAGCGTCTTGCTTTTCTTCCAGTCTTAATAATTGCTTTACTGAAACAGGTGATGCATAACCTTCAGATCCGGCTAAAAATTCACCATCACTAAGACGTACTACCCAACCATCAAACTGAACATTGTTACCTTGAACCATAATGTCATTGTCTAGATCAATACTTTCAAAATCTTCTAGTTCATTTGTCCATGCTTTCAATTGTTTTAATTTGTATGGACCTTTATATCCTTTAGTCTTTAAATAATCAACAACATTGCTTGGAAAATTAACTTGCTCTGTTACACTTTCCTTCTTGGTAGCAACATTTTTTGCTGCGCCTTTACGCTCTGGATTTGGATCTTCTCTGCGTTTGCGACGAGCAGCACTAGCACGCCCATCCTTGCCTAGTGCGTGCGCTTTGCTTTGTGGTAAGCACTTAGGCTTACCTTCGCTGTCATTGCCTCTAGCACAGTCGCCTTTAATCTTGCCGTCGGGCCCAAAACGAACCCACTTGTCTTTGAACCATTGCTTTAGATTTTCATCTACATCAACATCTTCATTTTTCTTCTTCCCATCACAATGAGCTTCTTGACTGAAGCCTTTTGGATTAGAGCAGTTAATGCTATCTTTGTATTTTTTGCTCCATGCTTCGTCAAGCTTGGTGCTGTCTACACGCTCTAGAATTGTTAGCTGTTCTTCTAGTGACAACTTATCAAATTGTGCGAAAATGCTTTCTTTCATGGATCCGTTTCCTGCATTAACAGTTTCATTTTGTTCGTTGCCTTCGCTGTTGCGTAATATCTTTTTAATAGAACGAACTTTTTTATTTTTAATTTTTAGCTTAGAAATTAATTTTGCAGCAGAGCCTTCTTCTTGATATTCTGGATTATCGATGAATACTTTTTGATTTTTGTCAAGCACTTGATATTGTTGCTTGCCCATTTTACCAGTATCAACTACTAGCGCATCTGCTTTAGGTTTATCACCTACTCTGCTTACTACCTTGCCCATCGGCTTGTCTTTAATATCTTTTACAACTGCGTCAGCAGGAACATCACTTGCTCTAACTGCTAAAATCTTTGGTGTGTCTTTTTTAATTGCACCTGTTGTTGAGGGACTCTGGGGCGTCTTTTTAGTTGTAGGGCTAGATGATGTCTTTTGACTAGGACTGGAGCTAGGTGCCATCACACTTTTGTTAGAACCGTAAGTAGCTGAACCGCTGTCCATACCATATTCTTTTATCAACGTTTTAATTGTTCTAACATCAGTAAATTTCATTATTATCTCTTACTTGTTTAGTTTTGCTACACGCTTGCTGGTAGGATTCATACGCTTAGTTCTACGAGCTTTTAAGTTCATTCTTTTGCCCATCTTAGATTGAGTACGTTTCAACGTTAAACGTTTCTTCATATCCAGTGGCGCACTGCATTGACCTGCATTACTAACAACGCGACCATTTCGACGGCCTCCGACGCAACGGACACCACGCTTAACGGCGCTGCCTATCTTGCGCCAAACCATTCTTGCTTCAGTAACAGTTTCAATTTCTTCAATTAACATTATGTGCTCAATGCATTAATAACAATTGCAGATAGTACACTGAGTAGAGTAGTCACTGTAATTGCAACAATACCAATAATCCAGTTTTCTAACTTGTTAAGTCTTTCTTTAGTGTCAACTTTGAACTCGCTAAGTTCGGTGGTGATATTTTCAATTCGCAACATATCTGCAATGATATGTGCTTCCAAGTTGCCCGACTCCAAGTACACTTGAGGCTTAGGTTGTGGTTCTTTGTCTGCCATTATAATAGATCCTGTTTACTAAATTCCATGTTTTCTGTATTCTTAGTGTCAATAGTGCCACCGTTCAACACAATTCCATGCAGTTCGTCTGTTAAGGTCTGTATAGTGTGTACTGCTGCTCTCTCAAAAGCAAACTTATAAATCCATCCTGCACCAGTTAATGTTGGTGCGCCATAATTTTCAAGAACATTTGACCCAGTACCATCAAGCTCAACAGGATCATTCATCATAATTGGCATAGCTCTTAACCCGATCACTTGAACAACGCTCTCAAAGTCTTTTTGACTAGCATCGCTGTAATCACCTGTTCTTGTAATATCAAGTGTAGTGTATAATGTATAAAATTCTATGTTACCGGTAACAACTTCTGCGCTACCCATCGCACCTCTTCTATTAGAAATTGCCATGTGTATCTCCTGTCTTTATACTATTTATCTAAACTCAAGTTTTATAGTTTGATAAATTGTAACCAAAAAAAAGCCCCCGACTAGCGAGGGCTTTTTCATAAGCTTATAAGACTTATTATACTACAGTAACTGAACCTGCTGTTACCGTTAGGTTAGTAAAACCACCAGCGGCGCGGATTGCTGTCTGTAGTGCTGCTGCTGTAATGCCTGGTACTTCTGTGGCAACATGCATAATGCGAGCGTTACCGCTCTCAACTACTACTGGGTTAGCAACTGTTGCGAAAGCATTTAATAGCTTTTCGCCTGGATCTGCTGAACCAGCTGTGAAACCAAAGTTTGCAATGTTTGCTGTGCCGTCTACTTCGTCAATTTTGAACCATGTTAGTGCGCCAGTTAAAAACTGACCTTCTGCTGCTGAGCCGTTTACTCTTGTCTGAGGCATGTTATTCTCCTAATTTATTTTGCTGTTTCTACAGCTATAACTTTATTTATCAAATTTTTATGTTTTTAGCGTTTACCGGGGGCCTTGTTCATACCTGCTTTAAACGCTGTAGCTAAATTACTAAAGGGTTTAGCGGCTGCTTTTGCAGCGCCTATTGTTTTACCTATAGTTTTTAAACCTGTTTGATCGAAATCAATGTCTAAATCAACATCACCTAAACTAGCACCTCTTCCCAAACTACCAGTATATCGATTACCGTAAAAGTTATCACTGTAATCTTCGGGATCGCGAGTTGACTGTTTAGGTGCTACAGTTGGCTTGTCAATTGTTGGTTGAGCTTTGGCTGTTGCAGCAGTTGATGTTTTTTGTTGTGCAGCCTTCTTTCTTTCTTCTGAAGAAGCCATACGTTCTGCTGCTCGCATTGCGCTGTCAATATTACTGTACTTCGGGCTGTTTCTTGTTTGCTGAAAATATTTTGCTGTTAGATGATCGCCATCAGCAATCAACGCATTATATACTTCGTTAGCGTCTTTTTGATCTATAGCTTCTACAATGATTTCGTTAATTTTCATCGTTGTCTTCTTCTACCTGCTGCCCAGTAGCCCGCAATAGCACCAATACCTGTGCCTGCTTTTTTATATTTATCTTCATCTTTGCCCAATGAAGTAGCTACCTTACTGCCAATAGCTCTGCCAGCGGCGGCACCAACTGCTGCTCCAGCAAGTTTAGTGCTTAAGCTAGGTAATTCCTCAGTTTCATCACTAACACGAAAATCTCTGTATTTGAGCATAGTATTGATAGGGGCTAATAACTCACTACCTATGCCTTTTGCTCTAAGCTCATGTGCTAGTGTAGCAACTACTAGCTGTCGCTGAATATATTTTAAGTTTGCCCAATCTAGTATTAAGCGTCTTAGCTGTTTAAATCTAGGTCGACTTATCTTTAACTGTTGTTCTAAACGATAAAAATAAGACGTTGCTCTGCCAGTTGATCCACCATTAGCACTAATAACTTCACGTAAAAATCTCCAGTGATCTCTATGATCAAAGGTTAAACCTTCTAAAAATCTGTCGCTGATTAAACTATCTTCTAGATCAATTGCTTTGTTTTTAGGGTGCGACGCTTGATATGCTAACAAGTATAAGTCAGTTGCATGGGTCCTAAACAATGTATAGTTACCGTATTGCGTTGTTTTAGACAAGTACGCAATCGCATAGTCTCGTTGTATTTCATCTTTGGTCATCATAAAAGCAGCTATAGTATTTAGATACAGTAAATCAGCAACATCTCTGCCATTGAACTTGCTAAAATTTCGTGTGGTTCTATATAGTCTACTTTCGCAAAGCTCTGTGCCGATAAACTCTAGGTCCATTTTAGGCTCCGGGTTTGCCGCTGCCAAAGTTTAATCTACTAAACTCTAAACGGTCAACAAGTTTTAGGGCATTACCTAAACGGTCAACAGCAACAAAGCCCTCTTCGCCTGTTACTGCATACCCATTTTCAGTTTCAATGAATGTAGGAATTTGACTGATTGTTGACAGTTTGCTTAACAGTTTAACCTTAGCTTCAATGATCTTTAAATATAAGTCATATACTGATACAATCTGAGGTACATGTTCTTTAATGAACTTCACACCTTGTACCATTTTTTCACGAGCCTCATCTTGCTTGGCCGGAGTCTTGTATTTGTCAATAGTCTTGGTCATGTAGTTAATATATTTTTCTACAAAGCCTTGAGCAAACTTGGTGGGTTCATCAAACGCACCTTGACGCACTTGATTGTTGACATGTGCTTTAAGTTGTTGCACAAAATCCTTACCAATAACGTCAGTGCCGCGCTCTAACCACGTAAACGTTTCTGCATCAATGCCTTTTAAATAGTTGTCAGCTTCGCTAATGGCACCCATAATGTCAGCACTTTCGGCATTAGTAAGTGTAACTGTACCACTTAGATCTTTAATTGTTGCGTCCCTATACCACACACTAGGTGTAGTGCCTAAACTGCCACTGTCAAAACCAAACTTAGCAGTTGTATCAGCTAAGGTAGGGCCGCCTGCATATTCTGTATGAAACACAATACCAATCTCTGCGGACAGCATTTGTTTTGCTAAGTCACTGTCAGCTGGTACTGCGTATGTAATTGTATTGGGCTTAAACACAATGTAGTTTTCACCGTCAATGGTTGCACTCTTAATGTCGCCTTTGGTAAAAAGCAAATCGCCCTGTGCCACTGTGTTCCACTGTAGCTTGCTAAGGTGTTTTAGTGCAGCAATTAGTTTTTCTTGTAAACCTTCTGCTGGATGATTATTTTTAATATCTGCAACACTAAAGTTCATCTTTGGATCTTGTGCAAACACACCTTTAGTACCCACAAAGAACTTACCAGTAGCAGGGTCGCGACCAGCAACTACGGCCGGCGCTCCATCCCACTTAGTAGTAATGCTTACAGGTGCTTTAGCGTGACCTTCTAGCATTTCGTGCAAGCTATAAAGATAGTTTACTGCTTCCTTAGCACCAGCAAATCCTTTATTAAAGATGTTATCTTCTAGATGCTCAAGGTGAGTATTCTTGCCTTCTTTAGATTCAAAGAGGCTTTCGCTAATAATAGTTGTTACTAGAGGTTTGGAAATTTCTATAAAGCGCATATCTATCTCTGTTGTTAATTACAAGTATTTATCACTTTTTATGATATCCATTGCCAGGTTATAATTGTGATTAATAACTTCTTGCACATGAGTTGAGTACACTTTTTCATATACAGATTCAAATGGCTGTTCTAAATAGGACATAACTTGTGAAAATATATGTTCTGCTCTATCATAAAAATTTTCAATAGTGTCGTAGCTTTCGTCAAATAGTATTCCATCATATGTACGGAATCCCCAGGCTTGCAGCGTCCTAAGAGAATGTGGCATGCCTAATCTTATAAATGGTTGCTTAAACAGTATGCACATAAATGTCTTTTCTGAGATTACGTCTTCTTCCCACCATAAGTGCTGTTTTTTAAAATCTTCATAAAGAGTGTAATCTTGAAAGTCTTCAAATTCAACGTAGTCTACACAAAAATTAAAAAGACTTCTAGCGAACTGGGAATTGAATCTATCCTTTGAATAAGTGCTGTTCCACAATGCTGTGAAATTTCTTGCCTGAGAATTATCAGAAAATTTTCCTGGAAGTTGGTTAATCTGATCTTTAAAATTTATCAAATCTGGCGGTAATTGATATCTGCCATCTATCATAAAACTAGATAATACGTTACTTTCGTAGTTGGTTGAAAATATATTATTTAGATACCATTTAAGTACATGAGATTTTTGAAATCGTAGATTCCCAACTAATAATGATAAAGTTTTATCCTTAGTAGTTTCTACCAACGAGTAGCCGCCTTTGACAGATCTAGTAATATTATAAATCAAACTATTGTTTTGTATAGTAAGTATTTTTTCTTTGTTAAATTCATTACACCATTTATCATAGCATGATGCAGTGTGTAAATGTACAGATGTAAGAATTACAGAATTTTTAAATTTAGTTTTGTCAATTAGATCATGCAAAAATTTAAAAATATTATATTCGCGTTGCTTGTCTAGAAACAAACAAGGCTCTCTAGCATCAATTGTAATAGTATCAGCTAAAACTGCGAATTTCTCAAACGCAACTTCAAATTTTCTTTTATTACCAGGATAGGAGAACGGATAAAGTCCATTAAGTATAATTGTACGGTTTTCAAACCGCAAGGTGATGCGAGGATAGATATCTGCCATATATAATAAACAATTTAAATACTTGCCAAAATCTTTAATCTGCAAACTTCATTACGTCACGCCCCTAAAAGGATTAGATGATGGTTGAGGGGCTGTTGTTGGTTCAGCACTCAATAATGCATCAAGTACAGCCTTTTTATCCTTTGTGTTTTTCCAAAGAATTGGATATTTTTTAGCAAGTGCTTTACCTAATTGAGTGGCGTCTTTTGGTATAGTGCCTTTTGCAATAGCTCGATCTACCATTGGACGTACTTGCTCAATTCTATCTGCCGTAAATCCTTCACCTGGTTTTGGTGGGGCAGCTGGAGCGGCTGGCGCGGCTGGCGCAACAGCTTTACCGATAGCATTGCCAATAGCGCCGCCGACACGACCCATTACTTTACCTAGCATACTAGCTTTAGGATCAATGCCTGCACCGCTTTTTACCCATGCACCTTTCATCTTAGCAAGCATACTAGGTGTTGCTTTATTACCTTGTGGGTCAAGTCCCACAGACTTCATTAGGTCAAAGTGTACGTCTCTGGCTACTTGAGTGCCGTCAGGATTGAGCCATTGTTTCTTAGCAGGATCCCAAGTAAATGTTGGGCCGCTAGGAAATAGTTTGTTCTTAGATTTTTTAGTTAGATCAAAGTCTGATTGAAGTTCATACAGACGCATCGTCGTTCCCCTGGCTCTCTTTTATAATTTTTTTAATGCCGCGGGAAAATTTTGTGCTGTCTTTACCTTTAATACTGTTGATCAGTCTATTGGTAAGATCCTTAGCAGTTTCAGCATCGTAATGACGCTCCATCTGCTCGATGAGATTAATAGCACTACGAATGACATGTTCGCCGCGATTCTCAACTACATGATTACGATCTCTATCAATAGATATTTGATTGAGTTCTTCAATAATGCTACGATACTTGCTCATAACTTTCCTCTAAAGCGTTAGTGTAAGTATTTATCACTTTTTAGCTTTTAGGAAATCACGAAGCTGTAGGCTTTGACTTACTGTGTCTGCCGCGGCTGGCTCATCTGCTTTAATACTGCCGCTGCGCTTAAGCTGATCTATTAGCCCAGTACTAGTAACAGTTTGAGCGTCCTCATCACCCTCTTCTAAGTCCTCAATACGTAGTGTATCTGGATTAAATTTAAGGTCTACTTTACTGCCTACACCGCTACTGCTACGTGTTTTCATAAACTGAATTTGATAACGTCCACGCTCGCGCATAGCATTACTGGTAAAGATACCCACTACGTTGTCTGCTGTGTTGATCTTACTGATACCACCAGCAATGTGGCTGTGGTCAAATTCAATTTCCTCAACGGCTGCACGATTCAACTGCGATGCTGTTACTAACAGCATATTACGTTCCATTGCCAAGTTACGCAATTCTTCACTCACATACTTGTCCTTAACGAACAAGTTCTCTGCGCTGATCTTTGCAGCAATGGGCATCATAAGATCTAAGTAGTCCACTAGTAATGCGTCAACTTTAACACCGCTTTGAATTTCGTATTCACGCAAGAATGCTCTAATGTCATTGGCATTAATACCGCTGGGCATTTGCTTTACACGGAACTTACCTGCGCCTTTGCCCTTCATACGTACCTTAAGATCAACATCATCTACGTTACGCATAATTTCTTTAGCAGCATATCCACTCACCATACTGTCTAGTCGCATACTGATAAGTTGCTCACTAAGTTCTAAGCTGATGTAAACAACATTGAGTCCTGCAAGACTCCAGTTGACGCCAAAGTTCTGCAAGAACAAACTTTTGCCTGCACCAGAGCCTCCAGCGAAGATTGTAATCTCGCCTCGGTTAAGTCCACCGTATAGCTTTTGGTCGATGCCTTTCCATCCACTGCTGATTGCACCAGCTTGTTGCTTGATCCATTCAAGTCGCTCCTTGGGATTAGCAAAGTAATCTAAACCTAAGTCTTTCACAAGTCCTAACTGTGTGGCTGCTTTGATCTTGTTTTCAACTTCACCGTAACGTTGCTTTTCCAACAAGTCAGTGCTGTCAATGATTGCTTTTTCTAGCGCCTTATGCCTACAGAAAGTTTCAAACTCATCCATGAACCAGTTCTGGTGATCCGGTGTTACGTTTTTAATCTTCTCTAGATTGAGGCCGCCAACTGCATTGATTTGCTCAATGGTAGGGATGCTAGTATAGTTGGTACTGTGACTTACCAGCAAATCCACTGTGGGCTTAAACTTACGATTAAAGAATTCACTGTGAACGATGTTTTGACAGCGAGCAAATAGATCCGGATCGCTGATCAAAAATCTAATAAAAAGTTCTTGTACTTCTTCTGTGTAGTCTTTTACATCGCTCATAGATAGTTTCTCGTCTCAAGTTCTTTAGTTATATAGTTTGCTACGACCTTATGCCCCGCTTTATTAGGATGATAGTCAGTGTCGCTTTCAATAAGGTGTTTAGTGCTCGGATTAATAAATGAAGTTAGGGTTGTATCTAAATAGTGTTCTCTAGCCAAATATTTAACCAGCGGGTGATTATTTTCTGGATGAATAAACGAGTGCGACGACAGCGACATAAACACAAACTTTATACCACGCCGTTTAAAATACTCTGATAACAAAAAATTCTGATATATAAAATTAGATTCTAACAATGTATGCGATTGGATGATAGTAGTCTGTTTATATAAATCAATAGTTCTATAAAAAGCTTTTGGTATAGTAACAAACTTTGTGTTTGCTGTTAAATCAAATACTGGATCGTCGGAGCCTTCGCAATAACCAAAATATGTGTTAGTTGCTGCATCATATAACTCAGTTCTACTATACGGAGTAGTCCACTGAATAATTGCTAGCCAATCACTAGGATCTTTAATGTTGTCAAAAAATTCTAGTGTGGTTCGAACAATTCTGTGATTGCTGCCGGCTTGCCATGCTAAGTTAACAGTTTCGTCAAACCTATCAGACATTACATTAGACCACACCCAAGCTGGTGGCAACATACTATCACCCCAGTCTCTGTGTCCGTGAGTAAAGCTACACCCGTTAACAAATAACTTCATAACATTTTAGCCTTAACCTGTGCTTTAATTTTGTTGTCTGTAGCATGTTTTATAATGCTAGCAACAGTAAGCAGCCTACCATATTTAGCTACTGCATCAGCAGCATCTTTAACATCTTTATGCCATGGCGGGAAACTTACTTCCCAGTCTAATGCTAGTGCTTCGTCGATTAGCTCTTTACCTGCTTTATCTCTGTCTGGGCATAGTATCACTCGCTTACCCAATCGTTCAATTAAGTGTGCTTGTTCAGGCGTAACATGATTTCCCATTACAGCAATGCCATCAATGCCGATTGCATCAAACACACCCTCTACCACAATAACAATTTCTCTGTCACTGTCTGCAAAACGGTCAATGTTAAACACATAACCCGGAGGCATCTTGTGTAGATATTTAGGTGTAGCTTTATCCGGTGGGGCAATGTGCCTGCCTGTCCAACCTATTACTTCACCGTTAAAAGTGAACGGTACTACTAAACGTTTTGAATACAAAGGATCGTTGGGGAAGTATAGTAGGGGGTATATCCCTTCTAGGCCTCGCTGTCTTGCATACTGCCGTACATCATGATCCACAGGCAGGTCTTCGATCATCTGCACATCATCAGGAAGTTCAACAGTTTCAAACTTTGAAAGATTGTAAACATATCCTTCTGTTTCTAAACCTTCTAGTTCTTCTTGACAGCGCATGAGTTTGACTTGTACGCCGTGTATAGCCGACTCGGATGCACCCAATCTAATTGCCAAGTCTTTAAACTTTTGTCCAATATACGGATTAGGGCTCCAACCAGTTGTGTATTTACAGTTAAAGCAGTTAAAAGATATTTTTGCACCGCTGGTAATAACCCCGGCACGCTTACGTTTATCTGAACACATCGGACAATTGAAAGTATGCCACCCACTGGAAGTTCTAGTGGCGCGGAGCGGCAAATTGTCAAGCAGTAACCGATGTACGCTTTCTACTATAGAATCTAGATCCATAATAGTATTATACAGGTTTCTAACAAAAAGTCAAGTGTTAATTTCGAAGCAATACTTTATCTATCGTACCCGAACTATTGTCTGGAGTATGTATTACTCGGATCCAGTTAGCGTTCACACTGAACGTTCTGTGGGTAATTACGCTGCTGTTACTTAGAGCAAGAGTTGTAATGTTAAACCAATCCTTACTTACATCGTCAGTATCAGGAACACCTTGTAAGCAACTGCCTTGTATAGTAATGTTCCCTGTGTACGAAGTAGTGTATAATGCTATGCTATGCTGTGCATTAACAAAGTTATGATCTAGGTTTCCGTACAGTGCGCTGCTTACAAACACATTCGAACTGTCCCCTAATGCTGTATTGGCTAGTTGACTAAACACTGCTTCTTCTTGAGTAGCCACTGGCTCAACACTAGTCTGATCTGTTATTTTAATATCAAATTTTACATTGTTGTTCTGGTCAACATATACAGGTAGATCTGTATCTTCTTGGGTTGACCGAGTAATATGTACTTGGTATAATCCTGCATCTAGATTAGTTAGGTCGCCTTCTACTAATACTAGTTTAACAATACCCACATCAGACGTGTGTTCTAGCACTTTAGTTAGCAATCTCTTTTTAGATCCCGGGTCGATTATGTAAGCCCGTAGTGTGTCGGAAAACACATTTTGCAGTTTTCTATCTCTATTTCTAATATTAAAATAGATTTCGTTACTTACGCCTTTGTGTGCGCTCAGATTTCTGTTGTTCATAGGTTTGTTATCCACATAAATACTATTAGATGATACTACTAAGTCGATAGTAGTATCATAAAGGTATAGTTTAAAGTCACTGTTCATACTACTATTTATCAGAGTAGTATGTCCAATAAGAGTGCAATTTACACAGGTAATTAATAAATATCACAACATGCAAGAACATGACTATTCAGAATTAGAATTTCTCACCGGATTACATTATATAGAAAAAGACTATGTTGGGATTGTGGTTAATCACGATAACAACATAGTAACTTTTTACGATGTTGAACTTATTCCTACAACTGAACAGAAACGCGAATTTCTAAATCTAGGTGATATGTGGTGGTGGGAAAGTAATCGTATGCTGCCCATAGATGTATTCTTGCATCACGAAATGAAGCCGTTTCGTAGCTGTATTAGAACTTTTGTTACAAAAGATGTAGATATTCTGTTTGGGCCAATAACTAGCTTGCAAAACTTGTTGAAGAAACGCATCAAACGACGCAGTATTCAATTAATTAGAAAGCCCGACTAGACTAGTTCGCTAATTAAGTTCATCTGCACTACAATTGCAACTGCATACGCAACTGCATGACTGTGCTTAAAGTAATAGCCTTCAGCGGGTTTATCCCACACAGTTTCCGCAATCTCGTCCCAAGTTTTACCAACTAAGTGCTTCTTGCCTGGGCGGATTATTGCTAGAATCATAGCAAGCTGTTCTATACTAGTAGGCTTATAATGTGCTAGGATTTTAGCATAATTACCAACATGAAACAATTGGTTTACAAACTCTTCATGTTTGAGTAAATCCCATATTGGCTCAATACTCATTAGTTGATTCAAGTGAGCTTCGTCCTTAACATCTTTATAGATTCCGTTATTGAGTATATCTACTTTGAACCATCCTTCTTCTTCAGCAGTATCATAGTCAATGCTGCTGTAGCCGTCTAAAGGAAAGGTTGGTATAGTTTGGAAATACACACCGGTATTGTGCTTCGAATATGTGCCGTCATTGTTTTTAATACTAGCAGGTATATGATTAACTAACCGCAAGAAGTCCTCACGATTAGCCATGTCAATATCTACGTCAAAATCAATCTTCATTAGAATTAATTTTCCTTAAAAGTCGTTGAGCGAGGTTACTAAATGTAAAATTACAGCTAACGCTATATCTCACACTGTCACCTAAAACTGGCGCAGTATAATGTCCAAGCGTTGCAGGAAAAATAAACATGTCACCTTCCTCTGGCTTCACTGTTATTTGTTTTTTTCCAAAATCATTTTTTGTATGTTCGCCATATAGAAATGTTAATTGCCCTTCTTGCCGTACATGTTCGTAATTAGTGTAATAATTTGCAGAATCGTCGATATAAACTTTAGGAAAAATAACACATACTAGATCAGCTGAGTGCCTATGATCATGCGGTGGATTGTATTCCATATGCACTTGCTTGTTATACCAAGCATCTTGCATCTCTAATAAATCAAACTTAGGATCACTGTCAATAACTTTTTTCCAAAGACCTGCATCGATTTCCGTTAAATATGCAGTAACCTCATCTAAAATTATTTTGTATAACGGACTGTTACGCAATAACTCAGTAATACCCATTTCTTCATCAATTAAACCCAGCAGTTTATGATTGTACCTGTCACTGGATTTTTGACAAATATCAAATAATTGCTGTGTATCTGACTCAGATAATTTAGATTTTGCTACTTTAGGACCAAAGTAATCAAGTACTTTCATGATCTGACCAATATTCCTCTAGCATTGGAAAATGCTCTAACACAATCTTCTTGCACTGCTCTGCAATAATCATGTGTTCTTTTTGTGTGCCATTTGATGCACGTAGGTCAATGTAGTGAATCCAACTACGCAAACTACCTGCCATATATAATGTGCTTTGTGTGAGACCCTCTGGCAGTACGGCACGAGCCTGTTCCTTAGCAATACCTTGATCCAACGCCCACTGGTATGCACCCATAGCAGCGTTTCGAACCTTTGCTTGTTGCATCTGCCAATCCTCTTGCAGTGCAGGGTTATCCACTTCCACGCTGTTCTGACGATTCTTAGTATCCTGCAATCTTGCTTCTCGAGTGTGACCAACATTCTCTGCTACAGCATAACGCTGACTGAATTCTTGAAAGGAAAAGCTACGGTGCCGCAGAATCTGTCGTGCAATATCACGTGTGGTTTTAATTTCCAGTGTCATATGCACCATCTCAAACGGACTCCAATGCTTTTCGCGGATTAGATACTTTAGCAGTTTGGGGGCTGTTTGTGTATTGCTCTGATTAGCCGGATTGCTAACTCGTGCAGTGTATGCAACTAGGTCGCCCGGTGTGAAACAACCGGTGATAGCACTAGGTTTGGTTACGCCAATTAAATTTACTTCACTTTTCATTTACTTCCTCGTAGGTTTGTTCAAAAATATCTGGCTTACAAGGATAAAACTCTCCTTGTACACCTTTAATAATCCAATCGCCTTCAGAGGCAATATGCTTTACAGTTAAATGTTCACCATCTTCTAGTGTAACAATTTCTGCTTCTCCCTTGGCATCAGGGGGTATAACAATTTGGCCAAGGGCCTCACCACAAAATTCTTGTAAGCGTCTAATGCCCTCGCCGGTACACACAAACTGCACTGCGTCAATTACTACTGGCTTCTTTCTATATCGCATCTTTAAAATCCATATATGGCGCAATGTCATTGTCAAATATCTGTGCCATTTGCTGCCAGATATATTTGCGCTCTGTTTCTGTGACACCACTATTTAAAGTGTACATCTTGTCGTCCTCACTAATAGTGAGTCCGTAGTCATGACGAAAAGTCATGCACATGTTGAAAATAATTTGTTCTCTGGTCATTGCTCGCCTCCTTGCAGTATGTGAATCGCCACATCAGCTCGATCTAGTTTAATAGCGTCATGTGCATATTTGTTGCGACCTTTACCGTCGCGATAGGCGTTAGGATACCGTTGAACTTTGATCATCTTACTGTTTAGCTTAACAACCCTAGCCAGCATAAGTCCGTTGAAGTCTGCTACAGCAATGATGTCGCCTACATCAACTTGCCGACCAATTCTATCATAATGTTGTGGCTGTTCTTTTGCCATCTTAATACTCCGGTGCTGAATAGCCTGATGTTTTAGTGTACATAGCAAATCCATCTAAGCCATACGCAGGGCATACCATAATCTTTTCTGGTAAGCCCATATCATCTTTTTTACCAGCTTCGCCGCAGATAAAGAATACACCATCCAGCTTTTCAGCTGAAAGATGTCTTACCATAGTGTGTACTCGACGTAGTTTTTCTAACTCGCCTTCATAAGCTTCTAGTTCTAGGTTCATAGCATCATCTCGATTCTAAAGGGACCGTCATCTTTCCACCATGGATCTTCTGTAAGACCTTCTACAACTTCTAAAGCTTCTTGTTCAGTCTCAACGTCTGCAACAATATAATTGTTCTTATTATATACTAACCAATTTACAAAGCTCATGGCCACATATCCTTATCGTTAAGCATAGCATCACGCTCTTCCGGTGTAGTCTTATTAGTAAATAGCACGTATGCTGTTATTACTAGTACACCCAGTATAAATAAAAACAAATAATTATCTGGGGTCATATTCCTGCTGCCTCACATGCTGTTCTAACCGCATCAACTTCTTCTGCGTTGTTAGCAAATACTTTCATCCAAAACTTAGCGTTGATGATATCGTCAATCATCTTTACTTGTTCACTGCTAAAGCGAGTAAGCAACTGATCGCCTGTATCGCTCAAATATAATAACCAAGGACTAATCTTAGCACTCCTGATGTCATGCACAGCTCGCGGTGTACTAACAACTTTAAAATATTCCTGCCAGTCGCAACTATTATCTTCGGCCCATTCTGCAAGATAAAGTATACTACGCTCCAGTGCGCGAAGTCCAGTTTCCTTCTTAACATACTCTAGCAAGAACTCATTGTATAGCGAGTCCTTGCTCCAGTCTGTTAACTTCTTCCCGTTCTTAATTAGCCACTCTGCAAAACGCTCTGGTGCTAGATATTCATTGCGTACACAACTACGTCCAAACTTAACAAAGCCCTCATAGTACTGACTACGGATAAAATCTTCCATACTCTTAGTTTTTGCTGCTGTGGTGTTAAGCTCGTAAAACAGTTGGAACACACGATAGCCTAAACGAACATGCGTCATTTCTCTGTCGGCCCAGCGGCGTTTCTTTGGACACATGTGGGCGCTTAGAGTACGCTCGTTGCGAAACTCTTTTTCACACCACTTGCAGGCAGTGTCACTTTCCAAAGATGTCTTTAATTGACTTGTCATCGTATCCGTGTGCTTCCGCCAGTTTAGCTAATTCTTCTTTGGTATTGATAGTTAGCAGCATGTCTACTTCCGAACTCTTAAAATGCGGATATATGCTACTAACAAAATCTCGGACTTTGTCCTTCTTCTTTTTACTATTGGGTGGTTTAATGTAAGGATGGAATTCTACTTTACCAGAACCTGCTGCTGTCATTAGTAACCATTGTAGTTCAGGATGCTTGCTAACGTCACTGAAGTTTTTGTTAACAAGTTCATTAATCATAAACAAATAATGAGCAGCATTACGCCCTTGTGCGCTACTAGCATAACGCATCATCATCCATGGTACAAATGCTTTCTTCTGTTCATCAGTCAAGCGATTATAAAAGCCTCTGTCCTTTTTGTCCAGAGCTGCCATAATATCCTTTAGAGCAATAGCAGGTTCTTTTTTGGTTGTCATAGTGTAATATCTAAATCTACCTGTTCCCACGGCAAATGGTCTTTACCAAAGTGTCCATAGTTTGTAGTATCTGTTAATTGTACACTGAAAAGGCCGAATCTGTCAATGATTTCTTTGGGGGTTAGGCCAACATTTTTAATGACCCAATCAGTTAGTGCGCGACTGTCGCCATTGCTCTCGATATAAAAACTCATTGGTTCTTTGACACCGATTGCATAGCTAATCTGGCACGTAGCCCAATCTGCATGTCCACTTGCTACAATGTTCTTAGCAATGTAGCGCATCATATAAGCGGCACTACGATCTACTTTGGTAGGGTCCTTTCCACTAAAAGCACCACCGCCATGAGGACTATAGCCGCCGTAAGTATCGACGATAATTTTTCGTCCTGTGAGACCTGCATCACCGTCAGGCCCCCCAATAACAAAACGGCCAGTAGGATTAATGTAAAACTCAGTGTCATTATCAATTAACTCCATTTCAGGCATAGATAGTATAAAGCTCTTTACGCTAGCACGAACTTCGTCGATGCTGATCCAATCTGCATGTTGCGTACTGCACACAATCTTTGCAATGCGTACAGGCTCTGCATCGTCATTGTATTCAATTGTTACCTGCGACTTTGCATCTGGTCCTAACCAATCTGTGCCGTTCTTTCGATGGCGGGTGAGCATTTCAACAATGCGATGACTTAGATAGATAGCCAACGGCATATAGTTAGGTGTTTCACGACAAGCATAGCCAAACATAAGACCCTGGTCGCCTGCTCCAAAGTCATCTGTGCCTAGTGCGATGTCTGCACTTTGTGGATGCAGTTCGTTGTAGATTTTTAGATGCTGCCAGTGGAAGCCTTCTTGCTCGTACCCAATATCCTTAACTGTGTTACGCACAATGTCTGCAATCACACTCTTGTCAATTTCTTTGGTGCTCTTATACTCACCAGCCAGTGTTACCATGTTAGTGGTGACTAGTGTTTCTACTGCGGCGCGGTGAGCTGGATTCTTATCCAGAATGTATGTAGCAACAGCATCACTGATTAAATCAGCAACCTTGTCAGCATGTCCTTCACTTACGCTTTCACTTGTAAAAAAATAACCCATTATTCATCCTTGTTATATGTAATGGCGCTAAATGTTTTAACGCCTTGTTCTGTTAGTTTAACTGAGCCGCCTAGAAATTCTAGATCAATAACTGATGCATAACATACTTCGATTGGATGTACGTTAAACTTTTTAAGCAACTCAACAATAGCTAATGCTGTACCCCCTGTGGCGCTTACATCGTCAACAATTAATACATTGCTTACATCACCGAGCGGAGCATTTTCTTTCATATGCAGACTTGTGCTAGCATACTCATACTCAAAGTCATATCCAATTGTGGGTGGCGGTAATTTACCTGGCTT